ATACAAAGCAATAAACAGCAAGATTTGCAAAGACTAAAAACGATGAAAACCCGCATAAACAAAGGGAAAACCCGCATTTCTGCGGGTTTTTCTTTGGCGGAGATGGAGAGATTCGAACTATAAATAAACATAGTGTTCAACAGATGTTTCTCCATTAGTACATCACTTTTACACACCGCTGTCTCTTATCCTCGGTGTTTTGCGTATGCGTTGCACAGTAAAATACCCCCTCCGTAATTGGAGGGGGCATCTCTTTACCACACCTTCTCTGACACTCCGAGTGCCTCGTACAAAAGGTGCTTCTGCTTTGTGGTCGCATTGGGAACGGCCTTGTCGATAGCTTCTTTCTTTTTGCGGCTTGCAGAGTTGGTAATCGCCTTACCGTTCTCGTCCTTGTCGCCGGTGATACCACGGGCTGCAAAGTATGCCGCATAGTACTGGTCGTAGGTAACGCCCTGTGCGACATACTCGGCTGCCTTTTCTCCGACATCCTTTTTGTATGTCTTTAGTGCGTACTCTGCGCCGAACGCCTTGCGGTTTGCTTCGCGCTTCACCACATCGCTGTCTGCGCTGCCTATGCTCTTTGCGGTTTCCTCGTAGGTGCCGACGGTCAACAGGGCTTTTCTATAAATCTCGTTACGCAGCTCTAAGAGGTCACGGGCTTCCTCCCGCTTCTCCTTGCGGGTCTTTTCGCCGCTGTTGTAGATTTCCTTGAGCTGCTTCGTGATTTCGGATGCAGCCTTGCTCTGCTTATACAAGTAGGAGAAGGTTGCATCATCGGCTGCTGTCGCAAACTCGGTCTCCTTTACCTGCTTGGCTTCGTCCAGCGCATCATAGAAGTCGCTGCCGAGACGGTTCTGCCGAACGCTATCTACAACGAAAGCCTTTACCACCGCAGGGACATCAGCTTTCTTGGAAAGCGCCGGAAGCACCCAGTCACCAATAAAGCCGGAATACTGGTCGATCAGGTAATTGACCTTCTTCGGGGAAAGCCCCTCGATGCCGTTCTTCCCGTGCCGTGTGATCTCACCGAGCCAAATGGAGAACGCATCGGTGCTTTCATCGTATTGCAGGTAGTCAGGCTTTTCCTCCATGTAGCTGGAAACGATGTCGCCGCCGTACCAGGTCTTATTGGTGCTCATCGCAGTAATACCGGCGAAGATGTTGTTGGTCAGCGGATTGTTCGGCGCAATCTGCTCAATAGCGAAAGACGGATAACCGGCAAACGCGCTGCTCGCAGGTTCCCCTTTCAGCCAACGCCACATACGGTTAGTGAACGCCGTAATAACGGAAGGTTCACGGCCCATCGGAACCTTGATAAACTTATTGTCGCCGATTTTGATGAGGATGTTGCTATCCTTGATGTAGTTGGAAAGCTCCTTGTAGTCATCGTCCTCTTTCAGCCCATCATACAGCAGGCCCATAATGATACCGGGTGCAACGCCGTTGATAAGCAAGCGGGAGATCAGCTGTCCAATCTCTTTCCAGCCGCGCCGGTCAATGACATTGCGAATGTTCTTGGAAAGGCCCTGCATACCGGGGTTGAAGAAAGGCACAAGGGACGCATTCAGCTTGCGGGCAGCGAAGCCGCCACGACCGAAGTTCGTTGTGATGTCCGCTGCGTTATAGAGCGCCTGCTGAACATCGCCTGTGTCCTCCATCGTGCTGATAAATTCAGCAAGTCGGGGGTACTGCTCGACCGCTTCATTGGCAAAGGAGAGGATGTCGATTACTCTATTCAACCCGCCAGCCACTTTATCGACTGCACCGTTCTTGAAATGGTAGCGGTCGGAAAGCCCCGTCTTTGGGTCATAATAGGTGGTTCCTTTTCCGCCCATCGCCTGATAGAGCTGCCAATACTTCCCGTTCGTTGCGATTTCCTTTACGGCCTTGCCGTAGTTCTTAACGAATGTGGCATTGCTGTAATGGGTAAAGTACAATGCAGACTGTGCATCACGGACGAAATTTCGCACGATGAATACAGGGTTCCATTGCGTGACCAGCTTCTTGAATGTGCTGTTGATGGAGCGCAATGCTTTCATTCCAAAGGAATTGGATTGCTCAATGGGCCTAAACCCATCGGCCATTGCTTCACTCATGTGCAGAGTAACCGGTTTGCCATCCACCCAAATGCGCAGCGTGTTCTTGAGGTTCTCTGCGGAATCCGCATCAAGGTCAACAAGATCGCCTTCCTCTGTAACACTCTGAATGTATTCCGAGATATCACGGGTAGTATCCATTGCATCTTCATACAGCATATTGCCCAGAATGTTCTTTTTGGCTGCGGAGAAGGTCTGCAAGGTCTGCCTGGCAATACTGTCGATCAGCGGCATGATATCCTGGTTGCCACCTTTTGCGGACTTGATGGTGCTGTTCACCGCAACGCTGTTTGGGTTGGAGTAGCCGCCGGAGGTGCTGGGCATATCGCGGTAGGTGGGGACATAGTGCGGATACAGTTCCTTCATGTACTGTGCCATATCAGCGCTCACGAGTCCGCCCTGCTTTCGCACCTCCATCAATCCGTCAAGGTAGGCATACACATCCTTTGCCCACTTCTCAAATTCAGGGTGTGCATCCAGCAGGTCAGCTGCGGCGGCACGGCTATCGTCTGCGGTCACGCTGCTGCCGAATACAGGCTTGTCAAACTGTTTTTCTGCCCACGCCTGGAACTGCTTATATTGCTTGGCGGAGGCAATCTGTGCCTCGGTGTAGGCTTTTGTAAGGGTAGTATCCTTGCCTGCGGCTGTGGCGATGTTCTCATCTGTCATTTCCGAAAAGCCGTTGACTTCCCTGTTCAGTTTCGCCCGAAGTTCTGCAAGCTGCCGCTGCGCCTTTTCGCGTACACTCATGCGGTCTACATTGTGCTCGTGCAGCAGGTAGGTGTAAAACTCATCGGTCAAGCCAGCCTTTTTCGCCGGTTCAAATACCTGCATAAGGTTCTTATCGCCGATCTTCTTGCCGTTAAGGTCATACTGCCCGGCGCCGCCAATGGAATACTGCGCCGCCGCAGATGCCTGCCCGACATTGTTCGCTGCATACATGATTCTGCTGTCGCCGACTTCGTTCCCGAATCGCTCCAGCTCATCCTTAGTGTTGATCCACTGGCGCTTAAAGGTGCGCCAGTCTTTGGCGGCTTTCGCCTTAAAGGTTTCCTTGTCCTTCTTCGGCATTTCGGTCAGAACCTTGGCAACATCTTCCGTAGTGGTGGATTTCTGTTCCGCCGTCCTCAATCGGGCTTTGCTCTTTGCCCGATCCTCCCGCACCACTCGGTCAATGCGGTCCTGCGTCCTCCGCCGGTTGAATTCGTCCTTGGCTTCGGTCAGTTTTTCGTTATACTTTTCCTGTGCCTGCTGGTTGTTAGCCCGCAGGTCAGCGCGGTACTGCTTGGCAAGTGCATCATACTTCGCCATGAATTCTGCACGGGCCTTTGCTGCCTTCTCTCGCTCTTTAGCCGCTGCTATTTCGGTGAGGAGTTTCGTCTCTGCATCACGCCAGCGGTCATTCATCTTCGCTTCCGCAGTTGCCTGCTGGCGATAGTCAGAAAGCTGTTGACGGATGTTCTTCACCTCGGCTTGTGCAGCCTTTAGCTCATCGGTTGCTTTCTCGGTTGCTTCGGAAACAACCCTGTCGATGTCGGCCATGTACTGGGCATCTTCCATGAGGGAGTAACGGATGTCTTGGCTGGAGGTCGGGTCAACATTATCTGCAAGTTTGACCTGTTCGGGGGAGAATACCGAAACCTCTTTGTCCCCGCCATAGTCCCACACAATCCCGTCATACCCTTTTGTACGGAGCTTGTTTATGTCGGCTTGCGTAACGATGCTTGGATCGCTTGCCTGTTTTTCGGATCGGGATTTATATACGCTATCCCTGCCATATGCGGCTTTGAGAATTCCCGGGACAGGGTTCCCATCTGTCACAACAAGCGGCTTCGTAATATTCGCATACATCTCATACAGTCTGCCATTCCCCTCGCCCATGGCGTCTGCGTATCGCTGCGCATCGGATCTCTTGCTGGTAAGATAAATGCCGGGGCCAAGCCACCCCTTCTTCCCCCTCTTAAATTTCGTAATATATCCAAACGCAGTTGTACCGTGATACATAACAAGAAGGTTACCGTTCCCGTCTATCACCTTACTATCCTTAAAATACTCCTGCTGCTGCTGCGAGAGCTTTCTGCCGGTGCTGTCGGTGTCCATGAGGGAATAGCGGATATCACTGTTGGAGTTATTGAAACGCTCGGAGAGGGGGATCACATTCCCAGCGTCATCGTAGGTAACAGGGTCCGCGGATTTAACATCTTCTTCCGGGTAAAAGAAAATATAAACATCACCGGCTCCCGCGTCCTTGCCCCCGCCGCCATTATCATAGATGTTGGAGATTTTAACGCCGCGATAGCCTTGTTCTTTTGCGAACTTCGCGATGTCTCGCGTGGACATTTTCCCAGTCGATTTTACTGCAACCTCCGCAGTTGCGCCGTTCCTTAGCTGGTCTTTGGCGCTGCTAAGTATCTGCGGTGCAAAATAACTGCCAAACTTTTTCGTTATGGCTCTCGCCATCCCCGGAAGTGCGTCCGATAATGTACTCGCATGAACTTCTGCAAATCGCCCATCTTTGTCGCTCATTATAACAGAGCCGGTGTCCTGGTCGTATTCCGCCAGGAAATTGTTGCCGCCCTTTGGCTCAAGGGTTGTGAATATCTCGTTCCAGTTATGGTTGTTTCCGTCAACATCAAGGAAATTGTCGGTTCTGCCGCGCAAAGAATAGTTCCCCGACGCAGATAATTTAGCAAGTTCTTCTCTTGCTTCCGCAAAGGACATAACGCTGATCGAATACCGATCAAGGTCTTCTCTTACAACGACATCATCAGATCCTCCTCTTGCCTCAAGCCTATTCCGCAGCCTTACATCCGCTTCAATCTCCCCAACCAGTTTCTTTTCACTCTCATTAAAAACATCTGTATGCTTCGAGAGCATCCAAAGGGGCGTTGACATACCACTGTATCTGTAATTTTCGGTAGCTTCCAGTAGCCTAACAAGCGTGTCATGGGCTGTAATATTATTTTGGCTAAAATCCTCCGCAAGCCTATCTGCGTACTCATCGACCTTTCGGGCTATAACATCGTTAAGGCTTTCAATTCTACGGTCGAGGTCTGCAAGGAACGATTTAACATCCGCTCGCTTCATAATACGATAGGAGCTTCCAACCTCATACCCATCATTACTCGCTTCCTCCTTAAGCCGATTGACAACATCCTCTATAGGCATGGCGCGGGTGTTCCCTGCCGCATTATTTATAGCCTTATTTCCTTTTTTGCCGCTGTAGGTCTGCGCCATGTCGGGATTGGAGGTCGCAAAGAAAGACATCTTATCGTCAGCTTGCGCCGTGTCGATCTTCGTGAAACCAAAAGACTTTGTGCCGTGGTAAAGCGGTTCCGAATTAAAGCCAGCCGCCTTCGCAGCCTCGTCAACAAGCCGCTGGGCTTCCTGCATATTGCCACTTTCTACCGCCGCGGAATACTCGCTGTCCATTGCCGGGATATCCATAAGGGAATGTTTCCCGCTTGCATCTTCTGCGCTATTCTGCATAGAATAGTTATTGACAGCGGTATCGGATTGTGGTACCATGTCAGCAGAAAAGCTGTTGCTCCCCATTTCAGAGGCAGTAATCGGTTCGGAAGAACCGAGGGTCTGAGGCCTTTGGGAGACAACAGCTTTTTTGGTTGTGTTGTCAACCAAATACAGCGTATAGTAAAGACCATCAGAATTGCCATATGCTCTTTTTACATCGGCAACAAGATCATACACTTTTCCATCGATCTGAACCGTTTTTACATAGTAATCGAAGTAATCCGCATTTTTATGGTTCTTCGTGTCCCTGCTACTGCGGTCGTATTCTGCGTTCTCCAGCAGGTCAAATACATCGCCCTCGGCCAGAGAGTTGCGCAGCGCTTTTGCGCCATTGGCCGTTGATCTCCGGTCACCATATATCGGTTTCCCAGCTTCCTGAATGTCGGGTCTTACATAAACGACATGGCCGTTTCTTTCCAGCCGGGCTGTTCTCCCTCTGTACTGGTTTTTGATAAGGGCGAGATACCGCTTTTTCTTTTGAGATTCCGAAAGCTGCTGTGTTGCAAGGCTTGTTTCGTATATCTCCATCCCGTTAGGAGCAACATCGATCAGAGAAAACGATTCCGACCCATTCACGCCGGTTTCTGCTTTACCCTCCATCCCATCAAGCAAAGCCTTCTGCGATTCGGACAGCCTGTTGTAGGCTTCCTGTGCAGAGGGCTTTCCTTTTAGCTTTTTGAGGATACGGTTCAAGAAACCTTTAATGCCGGTGGCGGCTTCCGTATTTCTTGCGCCGATGTACTCCAGCATATCCCGGCTGCCCAAAAGATCACCGCTGATATCGGCAGCGACTTCCTCCGCAGCTGCATTCGGGTCAAGCTCAATTCCATTGCGCTCGTACAGTTCGGTTTTGGCATTCATCATGCCCTTTACCATATCGGCATAGTCTGGGTTCTCTACCAGCGTATCAATCAGCCCGGAATACTTGCTATCAGCTACAAGGTCGTGAAACATCTCATGCCCGAAAGTAACCATCAGCGGATCGCGGGAATTGATGTTGACATAAATGGTGCCATCCGGTGCGCGATAGCCATTGGTCAGTCGGTACTGCCCATTGACCTGCACCGCACCCTCAAACCACACGATAGTCTTGCCAAGGTATTTCGCTGCATTGTTCACCTCGGCAACAGCTTTCTTTTTACTGCCGAGAATTTCAGCTTTCTTATAGCCGATCTCGGTATTGCCGCGCACATCGGTATTGGTGATCTCCTTGATGCGGCGCTTGCCGTCTACATCGGTAATGGTGTTTTGCTCAACGGAAAGCCATCTTTCATCGGATTCCCGCTGCATCTGCTCCGCCTGCGCCTGCATATCGGCATCGAACTGGGCAGCAGCCTGTTCTCCTGCAGCAGCGACACGCTGGGCATATTCCGCCTGGGAGATCGCCTGTTTACCGGACTTCGCAATGTTCTGCGTAGCCACTTCGATAGCGGCAATATCCTGTGCTGTGTTTCCGCTGAACTGTACGCCGGTCAACTGGGAGAATGCCTGTCTTGCGGCAGGGTCGTTATTGATGCGAGCAGCTACGCCTTGGTTAGCTGCTACACCGGCAAGGGCGCTGTTATAGGCTTTCTCTCCTGCGTTGGCAGGATTATCAACTGTGGGCGCAAAAGCCTGCCCTACGCTGTCCTCGGCTGTTTTAATGGATTGTGTGCGCTGGGCATCGGTAATAGCTGTTGCTACGGCTTGCGGAGTAGCTTCCACATTCAGCTTTTGGGCTGCCTGCGCCAGCGCATCCGCTTTGGAGACCATCGCCTTGATCTCATTGATGGAGACCTGGGTAATATCGTTCTGGATTTTGGAAAGGCCGCTCTCGGCATCATAGGTGAGGTTTGCTTCATACAGTCTGCCCACCATTTGGTTGCTGGGGTTCTTCTGCACCTCCGCCGCATAAATGGCAGGTGCGGTGCCTGCGCCTTTCTCCATGCCCTCCTGCACCTGCTGTGCTACGGCAGCAGGGGAAGCATTCAGTGCCTTGCCTACACGGCTATAGGTGACGGAACGCATCGCAGCGTTGCCGCCGCCCAATACACCGCCTGCAAGAGCGCCCAGCAGGATATCATAGCCGAAGTCGTCCATCTCGTCACTGTCGCCGGTGAGGGCCTTTTCAATGGCGTAGTTGATAACATCCTCTGCGCCCTCCTCAATGCCTTCGGAGAGAGCGTCCCGCAGCCACTTGCCACCCACGGAATTGGCGAGGTTATACAGGCCGGGGGCTTCCGCAATCAGTTTCTTGGCCACGGCCTGCCCGGCGGCAGACTTGCCCAGCGAGCCATACAAACCGCCAAACTGTTCGGTAAGCATGGAAGCGCCACCGGCAGCGGAGCCGAGTACGAATGCTGTATCCGTATTCCCATACTTCTCATAGGCATCTGCATATTTATTGCCCGCGGCGGATGCAGCCATCACGGGCAAACCGGAGCCGGGGAGGACTGCGTTTGCAACAAGGGACGGCACCATGTTCGAGATCGTATTGACCAGCTGCAGCGCTCCGCCCTCAACAGCACCAACGCTGGCTACATTCTTCTCGTGGCGCAGTTCTGCCTGCGTCTTATAGTCTGTGATGGGGATTTCTCTCTTATCGGCAAGCCCGGCCCGCTTTACGGCTTCTGTACCGCTTACGCCGCTTTCCATCAGCCGCTTGGCTTCCCATGCCTGCGCTTCCGGATTACCGGAAAGATACGAAGATGCTGCAGCGGCATACTGCCTCATGCTTTGGAATGCATTCTGCACGCCAGCAAGGGCAGCATCGCCTGCCTTGAATTTATTCTCGTCCGGGTTGTAGTCCTCTACCGCTTCCGCATTTCGCTGGTTCTTCCACTGGGTATAGGCGTTCTCGTACTCAATGGCAGCCTTGTTGGCAATCTTCTGCTGCTCCTTGGCCTGCTGCTGCATATTCCCAGCTCGCATATAGGCCCCGGCCTTAATTGCCGCGTCGTCCCTCTGTTTCTTAATCGTATCCAGATGCTCCTTCATGGCGTCGCTCTGTTTACGAGAAGAAGCCCCAGCAGGCGCAGCCTGTGTAGGCTGCGTGCTGGGGGCAGAGGGATTATATTGGGTAGCTTTCTTCACAGATTGAACAAGAGAGTCAATGCCGCTCCGCTGGTAGTTCTGCTCAAGCTCCGCGGCAGGCGATGCACCGATAGATTTTTGATAGTTTTGTTCCAGCGTTTTTCTATCCATTTTTCCTCCTGTTATTCAAGTCCGAGAAGTCTTGCCGCCATTGCATCAGAATAACCGGCCCGACGCAACATGTTGTAGGAGTCCTGCAAGGCGGCATTGTAATTTGGGTTGTCCTTTTTGGTGGTTTTTGTCTTTGCCTTCGGGGCCTTTGCCAGCCCGGCGGAATAGCTTGCCTGCGCGCTCATCTTACCGCTCTGCGGCTCCCGGTTCGCCTGAATCATGTCAAGGTATGCCTGATTCACCGCATCGGAATAGGCGTTATCCGCATCGGCAAGGCTGCTGTTATAGCGGTTGTTCAGCCGGACATAGGAGCTTTCCGCAAGGCCGCCATTGATGCCCTCACGGGCCAGCTGCCCGGGGAGGTTCTTTAGCGCCATCTCTTTGGCAATGTACGCCCTGCGTGCATTGTCCTCCCGCTGCTGGGCCGCCTGTTTCTGCTGGGCCTCATACATCTGCTGGTTGTAGGCAAGCAGCTGGTCATAGGCAGCGGTCTGCGCATCCAGCTGCGCTTTCAGGCTCTCAAGGTATGCGTCCCGCTCGGAGGTGTCCGTCACGGTGGAGGAAATTGTCGGGGAAACTCCAGCCAGGTTAGCCTTTGCCGAAGCAAGAGCTCCGCCCTTTATCGCTGCATCTACAGCGCCCCTGCCGGGTCTACCAACAGAATCCGCAGCAGCGGTTGCTGCTCTACCTACATCGTACCCAATCGGTTTTATTGTGCGGTTGCTGCCGCCATCATTTGCAAGGGTTGTGTTCTTTCTCAGTGCCAAAATTACCCCTCCTTGTCATATGCCGCTGTGTCATACTGCTCCACAGCGGCTAAAATTCTCCCGCGCAGCGCCTGCGCGCTGGCGTGTTCGGTTCTGTATTTTTCTTTGATGTCTTCCAGCTCGGCGACCAGCTTATCATAATCGGTCGGCACCTGCGTATCGTCATTGAGATACTGCCGCACCAACGCCAAAAACGCGCTCCAGTGCGGTCTGATATAGGCAGGGCAATCTTTCCTTGCGTACCAGTCATGGTGCTGGTAGACTGCGGCTTCGTCCAAGCCATGCCGTTTTAGAATAGCAGCGCAAAGTCTTGCACCGTTATCTTCGGCAATCCGGTTATACTCGGCATCAGTTCCGTCCATGATGATCTCGATGGCGATGGTAGTGCTGTTGCCGGGGCCATAGTTTCCATCGGCAGCGTGCCAGCCAACCTCGCTTTCGTCAAGGTTCTGCCATGCTTCGTTCTCGTCCACATAGTAGTGGACACGGACAGACCCCATATTGCAGTTGGGATAAGTTGCACGGGTGTACTGCTCGGCCATTGTGGTACCGTTGGGGACTTTAATCCGACCAGTATTGTGAATAGTCACACCGTTAATAGCGGATAACGCCCGGTTTGCCTTGTACTGCGTACCTTTGCGGTATGTATAACCGGCCTCGGTATAGTCTCGGTTCCATACGGCGCTATCAGGAATAAGCTTTTCACAGATTTTTACGCCGTTATCATAGCGTACATTATCGGGAGAGAGGAAAGCCATTAGGCTTCCCCCTTTCCTTCGGCATCCAAAATAGCCGCATCAGTGTGTTTGACCATGCCGGTCGTAGCAGCATCATAAGTACCACCGGCAGCCAAGGCCACGATAACCGCATTGAGCAGGCACAGCACCACGCCCTGTACCGTCAGAGCAGAGCCGTTAAAGGCTTCGGCTCCGATGAGGATGGCCACAGAGATGATGTAAGCAAGCAGCTGGGTGTTGATGTTCTTGAGGGGGGTCTGCTTGAGGAACTGGGTAATGATTGTGACCATCATCACAGCGCCGGCATAGGTTCCAAGGGTTGTCCAGGTTACAAATTCGTTCATTTTATGTCCTCCTTAAAGGAATTTAAGTTCTCCACGAATACAGCGGTCGTGGACGCTCTTAATGTTGCGGATCGCTGCATCCGCTTTGGAATTGATGTAGACATCTTCGTGCTCCACACAGTACTCTGTGTAGTTGTCGATATCCTCCAGCACATTGTTGAAGGATTCTTCGCTGTGGTTCGCCCCACGGCGCAGCTCGTCCGAAAAGCGCAGGATGCGGATGCGGCACATATCTGCCCGGTAGCGTTCGTCAGAATCAATATGCTGTTGCAGCTTATTGTCCAAGGCTGCCATACCGGAGATAATCTGATCCTGCTTGTCCTGCTTGCGGTCAATACGATGCAGCAGCCAGCTAATGACGGTAGCCAATGCGCCGGAGCCGAGGAGGGCCAGTGCAATTTCCATGGGTTATGCCTCCTCAAAATACTGGCCTATAAGCTCATGCGGCAGGTAATACAGCACGATGGTGCCTGTTTCATTCAAACGCTTGCAGAGGTAGGTTTTGCTGTCCTCCGGGTCGAGGTAATACTTGCCGTACTCGTATTCCATACCCTTCGATGCCGGGATTGGGTCATCAATAGTGCCAGGAGAGCTGATATTAACGACCACCCACAGCGCAGGAACAACTTGGGGTTCCCAGTCCGCCTGTGAGGTATGGGCCTGCAAGCACTTGTATACCTTGCCACCGTGTCGTCTGCGGTCACCCACCGCATACTTGGTGCCAGTTTCCCATGGTAGGAACAGTATGGGGTTCTTTGCTGCATCAGCGTCAGCCATGGCACCAGTCACGCTGTCAATGCTCGTCCGAATCTCCTGCGCCTGCTCTAAGATGTCATTCCGCATTGGCTGCTTCCTCCTTTTCTTCGGTTTCTACGCCGAGGGTTTGAAGAGCTGCTTTCAGATGTTCCAGCTCTGCTTCCTGCTTTGCTTTTACTTCTTTGGCTTTTTCTGTGTAATAGCCCATTAGTTCACCCCCATAATGTTAAGAGCATTAAGTGTATCAAGGATATAACTTTCGCCAGAAAGTGTTTTCCACTGATTTGTAGTTGTATCGTAAATATAAGCATTTGTGAGTTGAGCGATGTTGTTTGAATCTCCGATGTAAGCATTTCGTAAGTAGGCTTCAAATTCGGATTTTTGACCTTTTACGACTGTGAATGGATTGTCAAAACCAAAGTCTGCTTGTAGAAATAAATGATTTTGTTGCAAAACAGTCGATTGTGTAAATGTTTCTACTGAAGAAACTTCAGAACCACCAAGAAGATAAAATTTATCACCAACAAATCCACAGCAAGCTGATACTCTACTTGCGTGCAATTCAGACTCAAGCACGTCAACGGCCAAGTTATCTAAATTTACACGAATTATCTTTTTTTGATACTGAGTAGAATCTATATTTCCAAAGATATATGCATAGCTACCGATTCTACAGCACCTATTTGCTTTGTTCACCATATAAGGTAGTACATTGTTATTCTGAGTATATTCTTGTGTATCGACATCAAATGTCTGTATAGACTTCCGTGGGTCAAATGAGACTCTTGTTGTGCCTCCAAATACATAAACTTTGCTTCCTACTGCAACACAAGCTGCATTATAGGTTCCTTGAGCTTGTACTGGCATATTCCCATGATAAGTAAATTTTTCTGTTGTTACATCGAAAACTGATACAGTAGCAGAGTTTATACTTCCAACATATGAACCAACAAGAAATATTTTATTGCCACTAACACAGCCACTTGAAAAATAGTATACTTGCGTACCGGGAAAGGGATAAGAAACATTTCTTAGTGTAGTTTTTTCTCCTGTTTCCAAATCAAACTTATCTACATACTCGGAATCTGCTCCAACATTATGATTAAAAGTATATATGTATTTGCCAACAGTAAATGCGAGTACATAATATTGGTAAACCAGGTCTGAATAAAAAGTCGTTTTTTCTCCCGTTGTTACATCATATCTATATATATCATTTTGCTGGCTACCTATATATGGACAAACAGAATAAATATAATTACCGTATGAACACATTTGCGGGTAGTCATTTCTAAGCTGAGAAAAACCAACTGTCCAATTCTTTGTCTCCGTGTATTCATTTCCATAATTCAAAACAGGACTGCATTTCACGAAGTCTGGCTTACTTACCAACGGAACCCATAGTTTGCTTGTATCTACGGGAGGGGTGGAACCAAAGTCAATGTTCAAATCAGCTCCACCACCACCCAATGTAATAGGATTTCCTAAAATACTCATATTCACCCTTTCCGGGGTGAGTATTTAGTTCACCCCTAATATATTTAGTGCGTTCTGCATATCCGCTATATAGCTTTCACCGGAGAGGGATTTCCATTTGAGGTCTTTGCTGTCGTAGAGATATGCGTTTGTTAATTGTGCTATATTGTTACTGTCCCCAAGATAGGCATTGATTACCTTAACCTTTAAGTCTGTATCTTTGGATTTAAGCGCCGTCCACAGTCCATCGTAGCCATAGTCTTCTTGCAAGAACAGGTGGTTGTTAGTAAGGGGAGTTTCAACGACAAATTTCGCTGTATATGGAACTTTTGCAACCATATAACTCCCACTTTTCGATGCATTATTAGGAGCGCATATTATATACTTTGCTTCGTTTATTTTATAAAATAATGCCCATATACTAACTTGCGGAAGAACAGTAGAAAGCTGCGTAAATTGATTTGTAGCTGTGTCAAATTTATAAATAGTATTTATTTGCGAATCGGGAATGTCATTATTAAAATCTGTTGAAGAGCCACCAAAACAATAAATGTATCTGCCATAAGATATGCAGGTCATCCCAGCAACATTAACAGGATATGTTGTTACAGATACACATGTATCATTTGAAATATCATAAGCATACACACCATTTTTAGGAGAATATTGTTGTGCTCCTCCCATTATGTATATCTTCGAACCAACAACACATGTCGTAAACATCTTTCCCGGTATTGGAATTTTTGCATTTGATATCAATGCAGAGTTCGTATTTAAGTCAACTATTTTAATTGAGTTGGTTGTGTTAGCGTAAGATATGCGTATTCCACCAAACAGGTACAATTTATTATTGGCGTATTCCATCGCCATATAGTTAATTTCTGAAGCGCCTAACGAAGAGTCGAAAGGCAGAGAACAAATTTTTTCTGCTGTTTTTGTAGTTAAATTGCTTTTAATTATAGAATTACTATAACCCGTTCCCGAAATTGATGTGGAATTTATCGCACAATAAACAATGTTCCCGTGTTGACAAAAAGAATAGTGGCCTGCGTTTGATGAAGACCCATCGTGACCTAAAACAGAATTCATTGTTACTTGGTCAACAACATTCGTTTCAATATTCAATCTTTTTAATGCTGTACCGGAATACCCCCAATACAAATAATTTTCATACTGAAATGAAGAAGACCAGCTGCCACGTGCGCTTGCAAATTCATTGCCAGTTCCAATCTCAGAATAATTACTTAAATACTCACTTCCAAATGCCAATTCTGGCTTACACTCAACAGCATCAGGCTTTTTCTCCAAAGGCACCCATAGTTTAGTTGTGTCTGTCGGAGGGGTAGAACCGTAATCAATGTTGAGTTTTACCCCCCCCCGTTGGTAATTATTGGATTGCCATAGATGATGCTCATGCGGTTACCTCCGTTATTGTTACCTGTACCGCCATATCCGCATTGGGCTTTTCGCCCATTGCCTTGGCGGCAAGAGTACCGTTGTTGTTCTCAATCCAAAGGGCAGATGTGCCACTGTCGATAAGTACGCCAAGGGCTGTTGCGTCCATTTGGATGTCTACTTTGCTGTTGACGGTGATGCCGGAAAGGGTTATGGTCTGCGCATAGGGGCTTGCGGTTCCTGTCCACCCGGCAGCGGTTAGGGTAACGCTCGCTTTCTTTACCTTGCAGGCGTTAATCGCTGTCTGCTGTGCGGTGGAAACAGGCTTATTGGCATCGCTGGTGTTATCCACATTGCCCAGCCCTACCTGTGCTTTGGTCACGCCATGTGGGTTAGCCTTATCGGAAACATGGGTATAGGGTGCCTGCTTCACATTGTCCACATTGCTAAGGCCCACTTGCGTTTTGGTTACTTCGTGGGGGTTGGCCTTGCTTGCGATATGGCCGGGCACATCCGCCAGCGCCGCATTGAACGCCGTTTCCGTCCCGGAATAGCCGCCCTCTACGGCGGTCTGATAGGCGGATTTACCATCGGCACCGGCTACGCCTGCGGGGCCTTGTTCGCCCTGCGGGCCAACGGGACCTTGAATGCCCTGAATGCCCTGCTCACCTTGGGGGCCTGTAGCGCCGGTAGCGCCAGCCGGGCCGGTAGCGCCAGTCTCACCCTGTGGGCCTGTTGCGCCGGTATCGCCCTTTTCGCCTTTGTCACCTTTAGGGAGTACAAAATCGAAAACCGCAGCGGAGGTAGTGCCGCTGTTGGTGACGGAAGCAGCAGCGCCGGAAGTAACTGTACCGACCGTGATGGTAGCAGCTGCGCCGTCTGCGCCCTTTTCGCCAGGTGCGCCCTTTGGGCCTGTTGCGCCTGTCGCACCAGTTTCACCGGTTGGGCCTTGCACACCTTGCGGCCCCTGTACGCCCTGCGGGCCCTGGGGGCCGATGGGGCCTTGCAAAGCACCTACACTTACCCAGTCATTGGCCGTCTCGCTGTAAATGTAGCACTCGCCATCTTCCTGCACATAGTACATCTTATCGTTACCGGCTGGGATTGCGTTTTTAAGCGCTGCCAGTGTAGGATAGCTGTCCTCGATATACAGGCTGGTGCCGTCTTTACCTGCGGGGCCTACGGGGCCTTGTGGGCCGATTGGGCCTTGCGGGCCTTCCGGGCCTCTGCCGCCGGGAGCGCCTGTTGCGCCGGTGTCACCCTGCTCACCCTTGGGGCCTGCGGGACCAGCCGGGCCTTGTGCGCCGGTTGCGCCTGTGGCACCTCTTGCGCCGGTTGCACCGGTATCACCCTTGGGGCCAGTATCGCCTTTATCACCTTTGGGGCCGGTTGCGCCTGTGGCACCGGTAGCACCGGCGGGACCCTGTTCGCCTGTTTCGCCCTTGGGGCCTTGGATGCCCTGTACGCCTTGAATCCCCTGTGGGCCTCTTGTGCCTTGGGCGCCCTGCTGGCCCTGTACGCCCTGCGGGCCCTGCGGACCTCTTACGCTTACCGGCTGCGGGGCTATCGCCGTATCCTGTATGGTAAAGGACATGACACCATCGGCATCTACAGAGGGAACAATAACGGGGCCTGTCAGGCCCTGGTCACCCTTCGGCCCCTGCTCGCCCGTGTCGCCTTTTTCACCCTGCGGGCCGGTATCGCCTTTCAGGCCGGTAACAATGGTTTCGGAACCATCATCGGTTACTGTGCCATTGGCGAATTTCAGGCGGCTGCGCTGCGGCGCTACTGTGCCATCCGGCGCTATGATGATGTGGCCGGAAGAACCGGTGGCTTCCCATGTCTCGCCGTCATTGCTGGTTTCCAGCACCTTGTCGCTGTTCAACCGGATGTATTTCACATTGCCGGTGATGATGCGCTTGGCCAGCTCCGCCTGTACGGTACTGGCATTACCTTTAATATCTGCTGCGCCCATATTGCTGGCAGCCGCCAGTGCGTTCAGGGCATCAACAAGGCTGTTATACGCAGGGATTACAACCTCACGCACCACAGCCTCTACGGAGAATTGCATTTCATTGACGGAAAGGTTCGGGGTGGTGTCCTGTCCGATTACACCCACCCTGTTGCCATCGCTATCGGTAAATACAGCGTCCGGGGTATAAGCATTGCCATCGGACGCTTTTATTTTTTCAAACATATCTTACCCCCTGTATTTCTTGGTTTCTCGGTACTCTACTGCGATGTTCTCGATCCCGAAAGGCTCCGCATTGCCATTGGAGAAGCGGAACCGCACTTTATCAAGGTTGCGCATATCCAGCTTTCGGCCCAGCACCTTCGGAGTTGCATCGGTACTCCATGTCCATTTCGACCAGTCTATATTCTCCCATGAGAAGAAGCGGGCAGTTCTCGCATCGGTCAGAATGGAGATCCATTTGCCGCTGCACATCGCACAGGCGTTTACACTGGTGCGCACAAAAGCGGACAGCCTGCAGGCCATGTACCGGAAGTGTTTGCTAGAGTAAAAGGTCTTGCCATCGATATCTGGGGTTTCCCACTGGCACCCTACTGGTGTGTATGTCTCCCCGTCCATCGTGTCGTTGTAGGAGTTGGGAGCGGTCTCATCGGTATTGAATTTGCATACTTTGCCATCCGCCGTGCCAAAGAACAATTCGCCGTTATCGTCCCAGATCACCCTTGCGGGTATTCCGGTCAGATAAAAGCACTCGTACTGGTAGTTGGAATACGGCTCCCCATCCTCGTAGTGCTTTTGCAGCAGGTCAAGCACATACACGCCAGCACCGGCCGCAATGAAATAAAAGTCCTTGTGGATGCAGGCATAGGCATCGGCGATATTGCTTTCCAAAAGCAGTTTCGGATTGATATAAAAGCTGCGGCTCTGCACATAGCGCTCGCCAGTCACATCGGAAGCGGTCAGTGCGAAGATGCCGGTGGAGGAAAGGAACAACGGCTCGTTATCGGTCGGGACAAAGCTGTGCGGAGCGATGGCGCCATGCCCTGTGATGACATTTCCGGTCTTAAAGGCAAAGGTCTCCACGCTGTTACCGAGATCATCGGTCCCCGTTACCGTGGAGCCGGTGCGCACATACACCGCGCCGGTGGTTCCGCTCTTGTGGGCCGCTATCCTGTCGCCCACGATGGAATAACCTACAATGCGCTCGCTGTCCTCGCCCAAGATTGAGTAGGATAGATCGGAAAAATAGGAAAAATCATTCTGCGCCGACCAAAAATCCCTGTTCTTAAAGTTCGGATCGCCGGTCACAAATAGCCGGGTGCCCGTCTCGCCATACACAATACAGGTATCGCAGTTCGTAATGCGGCTGCGGCTCTCGCTCCTGTCCTTGGATGCAGTGATATATACATTGTCCGCGCCCTCCAAAGGGGATTTGCCCGGAGCGGCTACGAATGTCACGGTGCCGCTGGTGCGGTCTACAGTAAAGTCGGTAGTCTCCACCTTGTCTACGAAGGAACCGTCAGCTTGCAATATCTTTGCCGTTACAGGTGTTGTATCCAAATTTTCAAGGGAAAGTTGGAATACTGTTGCTGCTGCGGTCTTCTCTCCTACATAGAAAGATTCCGTCCACTTATCCGACATGAGGTTGATATCCTCATAAGTTGTTCCGCCGGTACCATCCGGATTTTTATTGATAACGATGCGCGGCACATAGGCGCTGTCCGATACATTAGCCACGGTAAAGGTGCCGTCACTGTGCGTTACCTTGTAGTAGTGTGCTCCATCCAGCAGGTACAGCGCTTTATCGAAGTTCTTGCCAACCGAAAAGGCATCGTTCATGGCGGAAGAGATCAGCGTATCGCCTGCATACAGTTTCGTGCCCGCATGGATGATATCTGTCCCATCCAGAGAGAACCGACCATTGATGCGGCCATCGTATACCGCCGTTTTGGCAAAGCCAAGGCGCTTTCTCACTCGACCGGGGGAGGAACGGATCATGTTCTCGCAGTTGGGGCTTCTTCTTGGGTCGATATTGGTTGCGCCGCTGGAAAAGTCGCAGCCATAAAAGTCGTTAATGACCATGGCATTGGTCTTTACCACATCAGCGCTGGGGAGTTTTGCCGGGGAATATCTCATTTGCTCCCCTCCTTACATCATGAATACGGTTTCAATTACTTGGTGTTTCTCGATGTCCTCGTCCGTCATAGCGCCTACCATCTCTGCAAAGCGTCCGGTGAGGAACTGATTCAGCGCCAGCGTCTCATCAATGCCGCTTGTGGCATCAATGGCCAGCCGAAGTGGAATCAGCGGAACCGCCTTGGGCTCCACCTCTATCTCGGTCGCACCGGAAGTGCCTGCAAGGGTGGCGTGCCGGTGCTTATACTGGATATCGAACTGCCCGCTGTAATGGTACGGGATCGCAATATGGTATTCATCCAGCCGCCGGTAGTCGGAAAAGTCGCGGAAGGTCACGCCGTCACCGGAGAAAAGGATTTTCACCATGCCGTTCATCTGCTGGGGCAGCTCATACGGCACCCATGCTATGTGCTCCGGGATTTCTACCAGCGGGAATGCATAAAACGCAGCGTTTCTTACCTGGAATGGGTACTGCGATTCCAACTTGATACTGCCGTTAAAGCTGCCGGAAAGCCGCTGGAACTCAGAAGCGGTAATCTGCTGCCGGGCCCCATCGATAGTCGCTGTTAGAACACCGCAAATTTCAAGCGTGTAGGCTTTTGCATCACTGTTGGTAAACTCGTAGGCATCACCGGGATAAACCGTCTTAGCTTCAAAATGGGAGCCCTCCATACACCGAGGCATGTTCTGAACGATGCTGATGGATTCGATCAGCGGGAACTGCGATTCCACCATTGCAACAGCACCGTCCAGCAGGTGCTCCATTCTGTCCTTGTAGTCGGCTATAAATCCGTTGCTTGCGGCAGCGCCGTTTACGGTGGCTTCATCTATCCACCGCAGCGCACCGTTGATGGCATCGTTCTTGTTCATTCAATCACCCCATGTAACCGGCTTCTTCAAGGATGCGGGCGACTTCTTCGGGTACATCTACCCATTCGCCGCGCTTGATCTGATAGGTGTAGCCGTTGATGCACACAGGCACTACGACATCTTCTTTGTTCAGCTTGTCCTTCGGCAGACGGATGCGTACCTTCTTGCCTTTGGCGAGTTCCTCGCCGGTCGCTTTTTCTACGATCTCTCCGACCATGTCGGGGTTCTTAATCTCTTTAGCCATGTTAAATCCTTTCTGTAAAAGAAGGGAGGGGTGTTACCCCCTCCCTTGTATTTGGTTAGGCAGAAGCCATGGACTGGATGCAGACCATTGCCAGCTCCTGCAGGCGAACAGTAACCGCCATCGCTTTCCAGCCGACACTCGCGCGCTGGTTCAGGGGGTCCTCGGTACCGGCGGAGCCGGTGGGCTTGATGATGATTTCGGGCTTGGAGGAGCCGTTCACATCGACCACGCCGTAAGCGTCCTTGCCTACGATAAGGGTCTTATGCAGGGTACCCGCAGTAGCGGTCGTTGCATCGGTGGGGCACATGGTGGTCAGGATGAAACGGACACCATGGATACGGCCGATCTCGCCCTTCATGATGTTCTCTGCACCATTGTACTTAGAGATATCCTGCCACAGGCTGTCGTTCTGCAGGTCGTATGCTACACTGGGATCACAGAAGCCGATGTAATAGCCGCCCTCCAGGGGCTCGGCGTTGTTGTTGCGCAGGGTGCGCACCGCTTTCTTGATCTCCTCGCTGTTTACCACCTTACCGGCGGCAATAGCGGCAGCGGAAGCAGCGCCGCCAGCAAACTGCTGGGAAGTACCCTTGAAGATAACATCCGCGCAGCGGGTCTCCAGGGTCTTGGCGGCGTTTTCGCCCATCAGCGCAGCGGACTCCGTCAGGACGGGGTCGATGCCGACCATGCTGATCTTGTCAGACAGGCGAACCCAGTTGCCCTCCTGCGCCACGGTAGCGGTCACAGCGGTGATGGACAGGTTGTCGCCGTCAGGGGTTACGCCCTCGGTCAGGGATGCCGCAGGTACATCAAGGGAGTTGAAGCGGCGGAAGTTGATGGTGTCACCCTCGTTCTTCGGCATGGGACGCTTCTGACCATACTTGAGGAAGGTCAGATTGGGCAGCAGCCGGGACAGCAGGGTACGATCGTAAAAGGTTTTCTGTTCAGCGGTAAGATTACCGTAAGTCTGGGTAGTAGTAGCCATAGTTTTATACACTCCTTAATTTTTTAATTCCCCCCGGAGTGCAGCTTGATACAGCTTTTCAAAGTCTTTGTCCGACATCTTCATGTAGTCGGCTTCGGTTTCGGGGCTTTCGCCCGTCAATGCTCCGGGAGATGCTTGTGCGTTGTTGTTGATTCTTCGGAGCGTGTCTTCCTTTGCCTTGTTTGCAGCATCGTTGGCGAGGTCAAAATAGCTGTTCGCCAAAATTGTGTTGAACGCTGCATCCACGCTGCAGGGCGTCCCCTGCTGGGCGCAGTAGTCCATCAATTCAACCACTTGGTCTTTGAGCTTTGTGAATGTCTGCCCTCTTACAGGGTCAGCCTCCAGCTCTCTCATGCGCTCATTGCTCCGCAAGCGGGTAATCTCCGCTTCCAAGGATTGATTTCGGTAAGCTGATACGGGGTCGGTTTGGCCGTCCTCGTCCAGCCGCTGCATCGCAACAAAGGCTTCGTACTCCGCCTTTGTGGTGATGGGTCTGTCATTGTCATAATGATTGGTCAGGCCCATGCTGCGGATAAAGTCGTCCACGCTCTTTTGGGATGCTTCTTTGATTCTCCGTGACACACGCTGTGTCTCGGTCGGTTCTTCCTGTACCGCAGGTTCTTCCTGCGCGACAGGCTCGGTTTCCTCTACTGCGGGAGAGGAGTCGATATCTTCTGCGATATCTTCATTTGCAGCAGTCATGATTTCTTCGTCCATAAATTCCTTTCTGTGGCGAGGTTCGGTTTGTTCCGTTTAGCAGCCACTTAAAAATTGGTTATCCCTCCAAGGGGTTGGTCACATAGGTCGGTGTCCTGTTGGTGCATTTGGGGTTCTTGCACTCCAGCTGCAGCTTGATAAACGCTTTTGTCTCTGTGTTTGGGGAGGTATCCCCGGTGAATGTAAGGTATTTTCCGGTGATTCTCATTTCGGCTTTACAGTTTGGGCACAGCATAGTTGCCACCTCCTGTGAACTTGTCCATGACGGTCGGGGCCTTCGGCACATCCGGCAGCGGAACTCCGCCAATGCCGGAAACGCTCTGTACGCCGTTCACTTCTTCCTCCGGAACGCCAGGCATTCCCACCGCTTGCGGCTGGGTTTCCCGCATTCGCTTGAACTTCTCCTTGAATGGAGCTACATTCGGGTCGGACAGCTCGATGTACTGGTCGATGGAAATGTCTCCTCGGTCAAGCATCTTGTCCAAGGTGGCCTGTGCCAGCACCGCAGAATACTCGGACGATGCGCCGACATCCACCTGCAGGTCAAAGTCGTACATCGCATAGTCCGTACCGGTAAATGCTCTGCCGGACACCTCGTCCCCCATCTCAATGACGATTTCCCGCTTGTCGGAGCAGTATGTTTTGAAAAACTCCATCCAAATGCGACCGATCTCCTTAACTGCGTGCCAGTATCTGCGCTGGATCTCGTTGACCGGGGTCTGCGCTTGGTTTTGCAATGCGATGATTGCCGATGCCGCCATGTTTGCACCCAAGGACTCGCCGGTCGTTACCTCGGTCGTGCCTGTTACTACACGGGTCAGGTCGATCATGTCGTTGCTGACCTGCGTAGCAGCGGACGAAAACGCCGGAGGCTGCAGGTACGATATCCCGCCGTTGGAGTAGTCGGTGACGATTTCCCCCGGCTCGTTGGTCAGCGGCTGTCTGATAGCACCCGGCTTTGCCACGATCTTCGGGAAGCCCATCTGCTGGATGGCCAGCGCCTGCATCCCGTACATAAAGTTGATGAGCTTTTGGTTGGGGATAAGTCCCTCGATTTCGCCGATGCCGTAAAAACAGGCTTTACGCAGCTTCCAGTTGAGCGCCGCCACAGGGTACAGCTTGATGCGGACGGGACTGCCTTGCGGGGTAAGCGGTACTGCTTTGCATATCTCCACGCTGCGGGTCGCTTTGTCAAACACGACCTCACCGTTCTTGCGGTAATACTTGGTCAGCACCGTGACCTTTTCGTTTTCCTTGCCGTCCAGCTCGATTCTCTCGGCCTGATAGGTGCTTGCATCATCAAATTCATCGGGACAGATGTTTGCCACCTTTTCCGCAGGCAATCCCCTGTCCTTTGCCATCTTGCGTACAGCGCCCAATTTGAGCCGCTGGGCGATGATGAGGTAGTCCTGCTTCTGCACATCCCGGAGCTGCGGGTTGGCTACAAAAAAATTGAGAGCATCCACGGTTTCCCCACGAAGCTCCCCTACATATTTGTCGCCTGTTACACTGGTGTCCCAGTAAAAATGCCATATGCCTGTGCCATTTGTCGCTGCATCGTCACACGCCTCGTTGCATAATTTGTCCATGTCGGCCCTGTCCCAAATCGTCCGTGCGTACTCTGTGCAGTTCTCGGCGGCGTCCTGGTGCATCTGGTCAAGGATTTCGTCACCGCTGGCGCTGCCCTGTCTGTAGACGATGCTGACAGGCTGGTCAAGCACGCTGGAGCGCTTGCTGCGGACGATCATGTCCACGATGTTGAGGACGGGTCTCGGCAGATTTTTGGTGCGCTCTGTCGCTTGTGGCCACTGGTCGCCCTCCTTAAATCGCACAAAGGTCGGGAATTTGGCGCTAAAGCCCATCTTGTTGTGGTACGCTACACCCTCTCGGTATAGTGTCCACAGGGTTACATCACTCATATCAATCCTCCGGGCCGTTAAGCCACTCGTTGAATATCTTTGTTGCATATTGCTCCTGCGCCGTTTGGTCGTCCCCTAACGCCCACAGGATCAGGCGTTTGAGCCATCGTCTTACCATACCTGATACCCTCCTTGTTCTTCGGTCTGCCGCAGCTCCGGCGGCAGCTTGTACTTTGTAACCGGCGGCTGTCCAGCATACGGTCTTCCGCTGCAAAAATACCTGATGGCATCAGGTGCATGGGTCAGCTCGTGCGGCTCTGTCGCTACATCGTTTGGCTTGTGGTCATCATACTGCACCATCGGCAAACAGCGGATGACCTGCTTACAGTTGCGGAAAAACCGTAGCCCTGCTATCCTTGTCTTGTCTCCGGTTATGATATCTCTGCTGTCCCTCGGCTTGAGCCACTCGTGCACATCCTGCCAGCCGTTGATACGGTCGTTGTCCACTTTAACCAGCGGAATGTCCTGCTCCATAAATATATCCGCCACGCTGCGGCCTGTGTCATTACGCCTGTTCCACAGGTCGGGCGGTGCAAGCCATTGCTCGATCTTATCGTCCCCGTTGGCCTCCTTGATTCGCATGGCGGCATCCGATGCAATCAGCCCTGACTCGTATATCTCTCGGTACACATAGCCGTTTCCATCTCCGTCAATAGCGATCCAGTATCCGGCCAACATATCAAGGCCGTAGTCCATTGCAAAGTAGCGTCTCCACCAGTCGGGTATCTCGATGGGGTCTATCACATGGATATCGTCACGCCACTCTGCAAAATACTGACCTGCAAACACATTCCAGTCGCCATCCAGCCATGCCCGGCGCATATCCTCCGGTAGGGTCTCCAGCATCCGAACATAGTCTGGGTCCTTATCAACCAAAACCTTGTTGTCGTACACCTTGGCCGGGATAAACTCGTAGTCTTCTGGGTTTTCAGAGGCCGTGTAGTCCCGGTCGATAAACAGGCGCTTGACCCACGCATGGCCGACTCCGCCGGGGTTGCAAGTCAGATACATCCGATGGGGGAAGTCGTTGGCTCCACGGTTACTGGCCACAAGGTTGTTGTACATGAACTCGGTAAACTGTGTCGCCTCGTCCAAAAACATGATGTCGTACTCTTGCCCCTGATACTGCAGCACATCGGCCTCGGCGGAGCAGTATCCAAAACGGATACGACTGCCGTTTGGGAATATCATCGCCTTTTCCGAGTCCCGATAGTTTGCTATATCGGGTTCCAGCACCTTTCGCAGCTCCAACACATGGTTTTGCCACAGGTCGGCATATGTCCGGCGCAGGATCAGTATCTTGATGCCGCTATAATTAACGGCAAGCATGGTGGCCTTTGCCCGCACCACCCAGCTCTTACCGCCGCCTCTGGCGCCGCCGTAACACACCCTGCGCTTTTCCGAAAGCAAAAACTGCTCCTGCTTGGGATTCGGTGTGCCTAAATTGACCGTCATTTGGCGTACTCCTTGCCATTGCCCAGCACGATCTCGATTTTGGGTATCTCGCCACCCAAGTCAATCGGCTGATTGGCCTTGCCGTATACACGGTCAAGTACGGTTTCGGCGCACTTTACCCGCGTTTCGGTTTTCTCATTTGTGTTGTTGAGGGTATCCACCAGCAGCTTAACTGCCGCAGGAGTCGCCGCTTTCAGCATCGCTCTGGCGTCTTCGGGGATTTTCGGTCTGCCACTCGGATTTCCGCTTTTCCCTTTTTCAAACGGCTTGCCCCATGTCTTGCTGTTCTTTTCGCTGTTACCTGCCATCTTCGGCACCTCCTTTCAAAATTCTTCCCGCCCTGTCCCTCCCGGTGTCTACTATGCCGGGCTACCAATTATTGTTACCAAACCGTGGTTATCCGCTTAGTGCCTGTCTTGTTCCCGCACAGCAGGAGCGTCTGCGGCTGCTCATGGTCGCTCTCGCTGCTGGGCAGCAGCATCTTCCGGGCTGCGTAGCCTCCGTACTGTTGCCATGCGGTACAGCTAACCACTACCAGCTGCTTGGTACGGATAACATTGTTGTTACTGTCCACCACGATCTTTTTTGGCTTACTGATGGTGCCTTTGTGGGTATGGCCAACAACCAGAGCGTCAATGCCCTCTATGGTGTAGCCGAAGCGCTCATTGCGGTTTACCGTTGCACCGGTGTAAATGCCGCCGCCGGAGCCATGGGTAACAGCCATCGTATAGCTGGTGATAGGGATATCTCTTGTTACCCTGCGCCCAATCTCCAGTTTGAGGAATGCTATGTCCTCGGCGTAGTAGTCCTCCATGTCCAGCTTGCACATGATGTCGCCCATAATGTCTTGGTCGGTGTCCCTGGCTGTCCTCGCTTCGTGGTTACCGGATACCGCGCAGAGTATCTTATCCTTGATGGGCGTTAGCATTTCCACCATCATCTTTTTCTGCTCCCGCGGGCGGATATAATCCTCAAAGGGGCTTCCCACCGCGTTCCGGGTATTGTTGTTGATGAGATCGCCGCCAAGGATGAGATAAGCGTCCTCCCGCTCTACCCGGCGGCAGAATGCTTGCCAGCCCTCTTTATCATGTAGGATGCTGCCCAAATGCACATCAGATACCGGATATACCTTGATGGTGTCGCTCTGCGGGATTTTGCGGACTATTAAATCCATAGGTATCCCCTCCTTTATGGCATAAAGAAAGAGAGCGCCTTTCGGTACTCTCTGACTGCTTTTGGTAAGGCAGACTATTGCGAACTTGCGGTCTGCCAGCTCGGCACCTTTTTTACGAAGGTCATGTATCTTCGGCCGATGGGATAACGGGGCATCGGCGGCCCCGTAAAAAGGAGGTAAAACATGAAGGTGGAGCACCCGATAGGGCTTGAACCTATAACCCGCTGCTTACAAGGCAGCCGCTCTACCATTGAGCTACGGGAGCAGATCGCCGGGATTAGGGGCCCGGCTCCCCACCAGGAGGAATGTCAAGGGAAGTCTGTGTTTTACCACGCTATCAGTATACACTGTATATGCATCTTATTTCTGCAATGTTTCTGCAAACTTTACAGTTCGGTCAACCCATACCGGCAAAGGGCATATCTCCGGAGGGCTTCGTCCTTATCGTAGTAGATTTGCCGCTCGCTCTCGTTGAACTCCTGGCAAAGCCGCTGTATGTAGCCATATTCCCGGCGGATATAGAACAACTCAAGGATGCGCCGCTGCTTTCCCGTCAGGCAGGCCAGTCCTTTCTCCACTTGGGAAGTCTGCCACTTGACTACCGCAAGGTTTGCCGAGAGCGCATCCCGGCGGGAGATTGCGTTAATCAAATGATCTTCCCGGCCGCAGCCACCGCCCTTTACTGGTGTAGCATCGCTGGTAGCGGACCGGATGCCGTCCATCTGCTCATTGTAGCGGCGGATTTCTTCCGGCAGGCTTTCCAGTGACCTGAGCTTATAGCTATGGCATTTCAGCTCGTCAATGCAGATGCGCTTGTAGTCAATCATGTTTCTCCCTCCTCCGGCGGTTCATTTTCCGCCCGCCTTTTTCCGTATGCGCAGTAGAAGTTCGGCGGCACTTCGCAATCAACGCAAACGCCGTGGGAACAGCACAGATAGCTTATTTCATCGTAGCTGTATTCGCAGTCTTTGCATCTGACCACGACCTCTGCGTCTACGGTGGGCATTTCCCGTATCACTCGGTCAGCTTCTGTGAAACCTTCGGCCAAATTATCCAAATGCGTTTCCCCTGCCAAAATTAACTTCCGTGTCTCTTTAAATTCTGCGTCAAACAAACCTCTTACATTATCCGCATCAATCAACCGCATCGTTGTCACCTCCGTCCTTAATGTCCATTTTTGCGCCACAGTGTGGGCAATAAGCCATCTTTGCATCAAACCCAATCTCGCAAGCGGAGCAATACTGAATATCGCCAGCAGCTTCGCTGCGGAAAGGCATCCACCGACCATGCACCACCGGAGCTACATCGGCAACGGGCATATCAAGAATATCCCCTACATCGACAACTCGAACATAGCCAATGCGAGTGTCGGCGTCCCACGCCTTTTGAAGCAGTGCTTTTCTGTTAATGTATTCAGCCATTGTCAGCCCTCCTATTCCAAAGCTCAGCCATATAATGACGGTATCCACTCTTATCAAAATATTTTCGAAAAACACCGCCAGCTGATCGAATTGTCGCTTCGCACCGCGAGCACTGAGGTGCTTTGTTCTTTTCATTCCATTTTGCTTCACCGCCACAGAACGGACACGGTTTCAATTCAGCCATCCTTCATCGCCTCCAATGCTTTCTCCGCCTCCTCGCGGGTCAGGAATCGGAATGAATGTCCGCCGGTTGTTTTTCGATTCCCTTTGCAAACGGCAGAAACTTTTGTATCGTGTACCCCTACGCTTTTAGCTGCTTCTTTCACGCTATGGAAGATTGTCCCATCATCTCGAATTACAGGCTTTTCCCGCTTGTATGGCTCCATGTCAACTTGGATTTCGCGTTTTATTCTCATCCATACCGCTGATTCGCTGATTCCGATGCGCCTACTTGCTTCAGCCAGAGTTACCATTTCTCCTTTACACTCAACCATTACATTTGACCGCTTATTTGACTGTTGCTCTTCCATAGTAGCCCATCTGCAATTCCCGGGTTCATATCCCCTGTTGACATCTATCCTGTCGATAGTCAGCCCTTTTTCGTACCCGTTCAAAACTCCCCATTCAAAAAACGAATCAGGGTTTGAAAGCCACTCTTCGCAAATTCCGATTCCTCTCGCGCCGTAATTCTTATATTCAGAGTTTTTCGGATTGTAGCATCGCTGCTTCATCCCGTTATATTTGCGAGCAAGAGTTCTTCTAATATCTCTATCCATGATTTTCTCCTTTTTCAAGCACCACCAGCCGCCCGTCCTTGTCAGCCTCGGTCAGCTCTTTCATCCTATCCACATCGACGCCGTCAAACAGCGCCGCAATGATAGCCATATCCATGCGCATCGAAGTTACATCGGATGGCATCATGTGCGTGTCCTCGTAGGCAGCGAGACGCAGAAACCGCTCCTCTGGGATATTCCGCGGATACCCGTTTGCAAGGCGGCGCTCGTACTCTTTTCGTTGCGCGTCGGCTTCGCGTTTGTTTGTCAGTCGTTCCATCACTCTACCTCCCGTTTCAGTTCGTCATACAGCTCTCTGAACCGCTTGTTCCACTTCCTTAACACGAAGAAACAGTACACGCCCAACACGATCCACAGCCCGCTGGCGATGTTTTGCAACAAATTTTCCATCACTCTACCTCCTAACATCCAGTCCCAACGCCATAATCGGGATTATTGGTATTCTTTGCGATTTCGTCTGCGGTCAGCGTATGATTGCTTGCAGTATATGTAACAGGCCCTTTGCACCTGTTCTGACACGCCAAGCACTCACAACGGTTACAGTTGCTGGTTGTATTCTGACGGAATGGACAGCGATAATTAAAGCAGTCCATCATTCTACCTCCTTAGCCATCAGCAAATCCTTGTAGTCCAGCAGCAGCGCCCATATCTGCTCCGCATCGTCATGGTCTATGGTGACTGCACCCTCTGCGTCAACCAACGCAGCCAGCCGGTCTATGTCCCGGATTACTTCGTAGTAGTCCTTTACCGTCATTGGCTCACCCTCCAAAATTCTCAAGATAATATTGCTTGCAGTCCTGCCAACCATTGTAATAGGCTGCCTGCTCCCGGCGTTCCTGTTCCTCTGCGGTGATCTCCGCCTGGGCCACTTCATCCAAATGATTCAGCCTTTCGACCGAAATAGCCGATAGAACCATTATGCAGAAAGCAGCTAAGATTATCGTAACTGCCGCTGCTGTCCAGTTCCTCATAGCGAATCCCTCCTAAATCCGAAGAATGTCTTTATCTGCGGAAGGGTCTCCAGCCTGTGGCCATCTACCGTTATCAGCGCTGCGTAGCCCCGGCCTATCCAGCCATCGTGCCAAATCTCCCGGGCTTCGAAGTAATCCACGCTCTCCCGTCGCTCTGTGGTTTTGCCGCAAACCCTTATCTCGATGTCGATTTTCCCATCCCGGCGCTTTATCCAATTCTTGGGGCGCTTATACTTACCGGATGCCGCCGCGTCCTTGTAGCATTGTTTGGAGCAGTACTTTTGTCCCGGCTGGCCGAAATAGTCCTTCCCGCAGTATTCGCATTTCTTCGGCTCGGCTTTTTTCATACTGCTTTTGCGGGCCCGGATGCTGTCCATGGCCTTTTGGCACTCCTTGCAATACAGCTGCCGGGTGTTGGTGCTGCCTATCGGCCCTCCGCATCTCTTGCATGGCCGGTTGGGGTCTCTCTTGATTCCATAGCGATACAAGATCGATGCCACAGAGCCGTAATCAAGATCGAGGATTAAGGCAATCTCCCTGTTGGTCTTGCCCTCCCGCACCAGCTGCTCCAGGAGCTCCGGGTCATTTGATTTAGAACAGCCGATTTTGGCGTTAGGAGACGCTTTATCGTATGACATCATAAACTCACCACCTTTTCCTGCTCGGCCATCTCTGCGCGCATTTTTATGGCTTTGGTGGCAGCGCTCCAGCGCTTGATAAATTCCTCGGCACTTTGTCCCTCAAAAAGCGGCTTCTCCCGCTCTACATCCTTCTGTCCCATCAGGGTACCTCCTCTATGTCAATTTCGGTTCTCGGATTTTTGGGGTCATATGCTCCACGCAGCCGCAGCTCGACATGGTCAAAGCTATCATCGGCGATTACTCCCCGGTGTACCAGCCCGTCCATCAGCATCTTGCCGTTGTAGTTGTCGGGATCGTGCCTGTGCCGGGTGGGGAAGTAGTAGGTGATGGTCACCACCGCCTTGCCCATTGGTTTGCACTTGGGGCAGTATGCAACAAACAGCTGCAGCCAGCGCTGCTTTTCCGCTCGGTAGTCCCAGGCGTTCGCCCGCCCGGCGTATTTGTTCAGCGATGGGGGGATTTCTGGAATTGTTATTTTCACGCGTCCTCCTCAAATCCCGGCAGGACGGTTTGCCCTGGAAGTATGCCGTCCTCCATCCACCAGTGGAAAACATCAACGCCGGTATACCAACGCATCATTTTCCCCTCAATTTTCCCTCGCCGATTTCTCTCCTCGATCATCCTGTCAAATGCTGCGATGTAGGCTTTTTTGTATGTCGGATATTGAGCAAACTCGTTATATCTCATTGATGTTCGAGCAATCGGGCATCCGACACAACCGACCCGTCTCCACCCATTGGCGTACAGAGGGCAAAGTCTCACCTTGTTCTCCGAACAAAAATCTAAAACATCTCTTGTTGTCCAATCAACGATAGGGTTAACGACACGCTTCCCTTTCATTTGGCAGGTTTCGAAAAGCCTACGATCCTCATCATTGTCATTTGACAAAACAATCTTATTTTCCCGTTTGCTTGCCATGACCTCCAATATCCCACGGCTCTTTTTTCGTGCGTTACTTTCATCCCACCTTACTCCAGTAACGATAAACCGGTTCTCTCCGCCCCCCTCCTTGAGTGCAGCGCAGCAGTATCTTACTAATCTCGTAGGTGGCATCAGCTTTTTCGGGATTAGGTTCCACATCGTTGTCCTTGTCCCGTCCGGGCGAACATGATAGTCGATGTCGCATTTGATGCCTGCGAGTTCCAACTCCCGAAATGTTTTCCGAACATGATAAACAGTTTCTGGAGCGTCAACAGTCGTATGGCTGTGCAGCACCTCAAATGGGATTTTCGCAATCTGCGCCAACTTCAACACCGTGTCGCTATCCTTCCCTCCGCTGTATGTAATAACAAGCGGTTTTTCGTATAACAGCTGCGACATTTCTGCCGCTTCCTGTAATCGCCTTACGGCAATATCAACCTTGTCGCTCATGAATTCTCCTCCATCATCCGCTCCGCCAGCGCTATGTCATAGCTGGGTAGCTGCTTTACCTCTGCCATACCAGCCAGCTTTGCCCGGATATCTGCAGGCAGGGCTTGCATTTTGCGCTCGCTCTCCTGCCTTGCCCGGTAGCTGCGCATAAAGTTGGACTGCACCACGCTCTGCACTGTCCCGGTGTCCATGCTGGCCCATTCCCGCAGCTGGGAGGGGTGCCCTACCAACCGTTGTAGGTTCTCCGGCAGGGCTGCAAACTCTTTCTCGCTGTTGTAGCCGCTGTTCCTCAGGGCCTTTGCAATCAGCGCCCATGCTTCCCCCTCGGAGAGTTCCGCCGGTCTGTTGATCTCACCAATAGCGGCTATGATAGCCCCAATGTGTGGAGGGAACCCCTTGCGATCACTGGCAATGTGGGACTTAACCGCCGCCGCTACAAGGTCAGCCGGGTAGTCTGCCAGCATTTCCGCCCACAGGTTTACCACCGCTTCGGCATCCTGCCGCTTCATGTCCCGGTAATAGCCGGGGTATGCGGCCTTGAGGATGGACATAACAGCCAGTGTTTCAGTACGGTTCATGTTGTCCCTCCTCCTGCAGCATCTGCAAAAATACATTGTCGGTCCCACCAGCAGACTTGTCGCCTTTCAACGGGTAAACATCCTGCCAGCAGCGCTTAACGCTCTGATCGAGAATAAGTCCCTTGGTGTGGTTGTCCCCCGGCGCCAGCCGTTCCAGCTCATTCAGGATCATCTTTGCGGCGCGATCAGTGAGGGGCTTTTTGATTTTCTTGCGCATCTCACAAAAGCCGTTCCAGTTCTCCATCAAGGCTTCCGGGACATCCACACGCCCCCTTGGGGGGGTAGGGGGGGTATTATTCCCGGAGGGAATATTTTCTTTGTCTTTGTCATTGTCTTTGTCTTTGTCTTGGCTTTTCTGGGTTTTTGAAAAACCCGCTGGGTTTTTTGGGTTACCTTGGGTTTTCTTCGGCCTACCGCCCTTGGAACCGTTTTCCCTGCTTGTTTTGGCTCTTCCTTCGCATTCAGCAGCCATCCGGTCTATTTGCAACTTTGCTACCGGCCATATAAAACGCTCGTTTCCCCGGAAATCGGGGGCTGCGCCCGTCTCTGCATATTTCAGCATAGCCGTGAACAGCCGCCCTCTCTCCGCATCTCCGAGTTCCTCCATGGCATCTGCAAAGTCTGTAAAGACTTTAAGGTACTTCATGGGTTGTCCTCCTGTCGCTTTTTACTGGGAAGCGTAACCCTTAATTAAAAGGGAGATCGTTCTCGCCAGAGACTTCTTCAAAACCGCCCTGCTCGCTCTCTGCGGGCTTTCCCTCTGCCTTGCCGGTAGATTTGCTGCCGCCGAAAAGAGCTTCCTCTGCGATAACCTCTGTGGCTGTGCGCTTATTGCCGTTCTTGTCCTCGTAGTTGCGAACTTCGATGCGCCCCACAATGGTAATGAGGTCGCCCTTGCCGAACCACTGGTTCACGAATTCGGCTGTCTTGTTCCATGCCACGATGGGGATGAAGTCGGTCTTCTCCCGGTCACGGCTTCGGTCTACGGCGATGGTAAAGCCGCATACGCTCTTGCCGTTCTGGGTTTGTTTCAGTTCGGGGGCCTTGGTCAGCCGCCCATTAAGGATCGCTTTGTTCAGCATTCTGTTTCCTCCAAATAGTTTGTGTAGAATTCCTCCCGGAACATCGGGATTGTGAAGTCGTAGTTGTCGATACAGGCTTGCTCGCCCAGCCGGTGCAGCCAGTCCATCACCTCGGCACAGCCGTGTGCGTGTGTCAGGTGGCACGGCGTGTGGCACAGGGACACCCAAAGCCCCATGCGCTTGCTTTTGCTCCGCATGGCGTTGCCGAAGATTTCGTGCCGGTCGAGCTTTACGCCGGAGCGCTGGCACAAAAAGCACTTTGATGTGTCGGCCTGTACGATGCTCGGAGCGTAACCGTTTCGGTCAAGCTCTGCGCCCCATTCGTTTTTCAACCGTCACACCTCCCAGCCTGTCCCCATTCTCTGCCGATTTGGTTATCGATGATTCTGATTTGCAGTTTAAGGCTGTTGATGGCTTCCAAGTTCGCCTTGTAGACTGCTTCGGCAACATCTCGCTTAAACCGTGCTTCTGCCACGCTCGGTATCCCGTAGCAGGTCTTGTCAATCAGGCCGATGGCAACACCTTCGTCTTTCAGCTTTAAGCACTCGGTGCGGAGAAGGACTTTATAGTCCCGCTCCGCAGCAGCATACTCGCTTCCCGAATTTCGCAAGGTCTTAACGGCTGTATTAAGCTGTGCCGATTTCTGTTGCAGTTCGGTCCACAGGTCAAGCTCCATTCTTTTCGGCCTCCTTTTCGGCGGCAAAGGCTTTCTTCTGGCAGTTCGGGCACAGCTTGCGGCCGAACCGCTGGACGCTGTATGAGGCGATCTCGCTTACCGGCCAATACTCCCCGTTGCGCTTGTTGATACCGGTGATCTGCTGCCCGCAGTCGATGCAATACTCGGTAGGCTCCGGTTCTCTTTCTGCACCCTCCGGCAAGTCCTCGCCAGCGTAGATATACAGGCCAAGGCCATGACGGGCACAGGCTTTTGTAAGGGAACGCTGGATTGCCTTATTGGCATCGAATGAGGTAACATCACTGGCCGGGATTGAGCGGTTGCGGTTATCCATGACCGGCAGATACTCGATGTGCTCAATGCCGTTGACGGTTACGCCGGTCTTAACCCAGCAGGTCTTACCGTCTGTGTGGTAAAACAGGCCGTTAGCATCCTCGTAGATGGTGTAGGTGGCATCCGGGTGCAGCTTCTTGATTTCTCCCCAGGCCCATGCCCAGGAAAGGTATGTAAGGCCATTCTTCTTCTCTGTCTTGTCAGAGCAGTTGATGCTGTTCAATTCTCGAAAGTAGTTCTCCATAGCTCCTCCTTAATATCTGTCTGGTGCTTCATCAAAGTACCTGTTAGCATCCGCATCGCTGGCGTCAAACCGCTTAACACAGTTTTCGCAGCCAATGACCATGCCGTCCTTAATGTAAATGGTCTCGTTGATCTCGCAGCCGCACTCCGGGCAGATGTGAGGTTCGTTGTCATAATAATCGACATAATCCGGTATCGGCTGGTCCGGTACGAAGTATTGGTTCATGCTTCCACGACCTCCCCGTTTTTCAACTTGACATTCCTCCCAGAATCTTGTATATTGGTGGTGCTTAATCTACCTTTGCCCTCATTGGCTTTTGCGGAGCCGGTGGGGGCTTTTCTATGCCTGTACTCCTCCTGCTGGCGGCGGATACAGCGCAGAACCCATGCTGTGAAGTTGCAGTAACCCATTTCGATAAGCTGCTGACGGAACTCCGCCATATTCACATAACCCAAAGGAATACGCACAGACAGCTTATAGTTTGCTTCCCGCTTCCTGCCGGGCTTGTCCACTATCAGCGCTTCGGCTTCGGCAGTACGCCGGATGCCATAATACTCCGGCCGTTTGCACATACTGTCCAGCGGCTTGGTGTAACCGGGGAACTTCTCCCGGATAATTGCTATCCTCTCGTTCTGCTCCATGGCCTTACCTCACCAGCAGCAGGATAGCCGCTGCTGCGAAGATGGCTCCCATTCCGAGGGCTACGGCCAAGGCTTCCTGCAGCCACTCCTTTTTACTCATCTTCCTGTCCCTCCTTTTGCGGAAGCTCCGGCAGGAATGCCCACCACTGGACTTCGATAGCGGTCTCCACATGATCTCCGCTGACATTGAACATCTGATGCTTTGTGCTGAATGGCAAGGTAGCGTATCTTCCCTGATTTGTCTGGCACAGGTAATGCCCGTCCTTGCTGGGTACGATCTCATCCGAGTTAAACCACCGGATAAAGGTGTTGGTTGTTGCTTCCATGTTGGCCCTCCTTAACTTAACCATCTTGCGAGGCTTGCTGCCGAAATGAAGTAGTTGCCTCGCTTGCTTGTTCTCTTTAGCGGAATGTCGCTCGACATCAGTTGCCGATAGCCCATTCCTGTGTACTGCGAAACCTCTGTGAATGAGAGGATTTCCTTGCCGGGGAACCTGTCCATCAAGCGTTCGAGGTTGTCCCGGTAGCTCTCCTTTTCCCTCGGCATTATCCTACCTCCTTTTCCTTGATAAGCTCGTCCAGTGCAGCGTTAAACTTCTGCTCGGCTCCCTTTGGGCTGCGGCGGCCATTTAATATCGCACACACATACGCTTTCCCAACGCCGAGTTTTTCTCCGAGCTGAGCCATTGTAATCTTGTTATTGTGCATCTTGCCGACCACATCGCCAGTCCATTGTGCAGGCATCTAAACTTTTCCCCCTTCTTTATATATTGTGTTGCAAAAGTTTACACAAAGTGTTATCATATCCTTGCGAGGAAAAATGAATCATGGCACATTGAGTGCCCGCTTTGTGTTGCGCTTGTTGCTTATGTTTTCATTATAGTGTAAACAAACGCAACAGTCAAGACGCAGTTGTTCCTTTTGTTTACTTTCTGCTATTTGCACAAAAAGGGTGTGTTGCGTTTGTTCTATATCAACTATGTTGCTCTTTGTAATAAAATTGGGAAGTCCCCGTCTGCTGTCGCCGAAGAAATGGGGTTTATGCGTTCCGTGGTTACGCGGTGGAGCAAAGGGACAATTCCAAGGCAGGCAACATTGCAAAAGGTTGCTGACTACTTCGGCGTAAGCGTGGATTACCTTTTGGGGAAAGAAAAACAGCCCACCGATGGTGAGCTGTCCGGGATCCGGAAAGACCTTATGGATTTCGCAGATACTTTGACAGATGAGAAAATTGAGAAATATCTTCGTCTAATGAAAACTTTAGAATCCGAAGATATTTAACAAGCTGCTCGTCAGACATCCGTTCCACCGCCTTTTTGAATTCCTCCTTTTTCTCCATTGGTGTTCCTCCTCTTTTGTCGATTATTGTCAAATAAAAATCCTTCCAAATTCAGTAGGTATTTGGTACAATTCAATTGTAACAAATTGTATTGCCAATATGTACTGACAAATGTTGCGGTTTCGGCGTAAAAACTGTCATGTTCTTCGGGCAAAAGTGTCCGGTAACAAAAAACAGGAGATGAGTTTGTGAATTCAGACGAAGAAAGGAATTGGGAAAACTTTTTATTGGAGGTAGCCGCAAAACGGCAGGAGCATGGAATGACCCACAAGGATTTGGCCGACAATGCCGGGACGGTTGAGAGGACGATCTCCCGGCTGCTTTCGGAGCCGACCAAGAATCCGAGCCTTTTTCTCGTTGCTTCCATCTGCCAAGCGCTGCACATATCTCTCGACAAGCATTTCGTGAAGGAAGTCTATAACAAAACAGACAGCCAGAACAGCGAAGAAATGATAGAGGTTCTGAAAGAGCAGGTGCGCCAGCGCCGGAAGCTGTCCAAAACACTCTTCGCAGTTATTTTTGTCCTGCTGGCGATGATGATTTTATACCTCGTCCTAATCGATGCAAATAACCTTAACTACGGTTTAATTCGGGATTAAGAACAGATGTTCGTTACGAGTATAATAGTACACCACAGCGTGTCCGATAGAAAGGACTGATGCTTTTGAGTAAACTAAAAGAGAAAATTGACGATGCAGGCGGTATAGGAGTAGTGCTTGGAGGAATTGCTTTGGTCTTCCTTTTATTCTGGGGCTCATACGGTCGTCAGTTTGTTTGGGAACACACTTGTGGGATTTGTGGGAAATGGAAAGCCATCGACACAATAAGCATTGAGGGCAACGAGGAGATGAGAATCTGTTTGGATTGCCGTGATAACAAGGTGTTCTACTGCGACGACTGCTGGATGTGGTTCTATATGGAAGATTTCGGCGGGTGTAACAACGAAACCGGGGAATTGTATTGTAAGGACAGCTATGAAGCAATCAATGGAGGTTCATTAGATGGATAACCATAACGGGGAAGAAGAAATCGCGCGCGTTTTAACAGAGATGCCAAAGCCGCCATTGAAGCAGAGGGCTTTGCGCGTCATCGCGGGAATAGGCTCTGCCATTGCTTTTCTCGGCGGCCTTTGGCTTTTATGCAGTTCCAGTGCGGCAAAAGAGATCACTGCATTCATTGCAGGTGGGAATGGATATGTTGCCGGTTTTCTTGTTCTCATTGGGCTTGGCTGCGCTATCATGACGGCCGGAGCAGCTAAAAAAGGCGAGTACAGCTCACTCATTTTTGTCCCATTCGCTTGTGCGGGGTGCGTTATTGGCGCATTACAGGTTGGCAGCATGGCTCTTATCTTTATAATTATCGCATTCGTCATTGGGATGCTGTGGGTTATAAGTAATATCCGGATATCTAACTACTACAAAAAAACCATGGAAGATTACTACCGCACACGGCACGAGTTAGAGAGGTACAAGGAGGACTATCGGTATTTGGCTCGCGCTATTGAAAATCGGGATAAAGAGAATTAAGTAAAATACCGCCCCCGGCAACGAGGGCGGCTAATAATAAGAGGAGGAGAAAGCAATGATGGAAAACGAAAAGGCAAAGGGGAACAGCCAAGAGTACGAGAAAGGTTCTTCCGGGGTTACAACAGCAAAGACTGTAAAGGGGAATCTGAAGTTGATCGGCATTTCCGTTATCGGTCTCGTTGTCAGCTTTAGCATTATGGTCTTTGTCGCAAAAAGCGGAATAGCATACGACATGATGATGGGGGTAGCAGCCTTCGCGGGGATTTCAATCATCTTTTCTGTTTGTAAAATCATCAGCATTACAGTCAAAAGCAAGGTAAAGTTTGTAGCCAACCTTGAAGAGGAGAAAGCGCAAAGAAATATGCAAAGAGAGAAGGAGGCAAAGGTAAAGGCAGTCGAAGATGCGAGGAGAAAATTGCACGACTTGGTTGTGATGCAAGGGAAACTAAAAACCTATTGCGAATCCGGCATAATCACCGAAGCTGAAATGAACAGTACAAGTGAAAAGCTCGTAGTAGACATCGCAGACGCCGAAGCCGAATTGAAGGCATTGGAGGAGAAGTTTAAGGATGCTCTGTAAGAAGTGCAAAAAGGAATTACAGGAAGATTGGCTGTACTGCCCTTGGTGCGGTTTGAACGCAAAAAAAGACTCCCGCAGAGCGATATCGCAGCGAAAAGACGGGACATACCAAAAAGCAATCACAATTGATGGGAAGCGCAAGTATTTTTACGGGAGATCAGAAAAGGATGTCATAAAGAAGATTGCAGAATTTAGCAGGGAGGCGGAGGATAAGCGGTCTGCTGCATTTGCCGTCTATGCCGAAGCGCTTGAGCAGTCTTGGGGCAACCTCGCATACAATTCCCTTCGAGGGTACAAGCCTGCGCTCGTGCGATGTGTCACTACTTTCGGGAAAACGCCTGTCGCAGACATCACGCCGATGCAGGTGAAGGGTTTCCTCGATAAGGTTGGAAAGACATTCTCACAAAAAACCGTGAACACGCAGAAGAACATAACGAGTCAAGTGTTCGACCTCGCCATCCTCGCCGGGGACATACAAGTAAACCCGGTCGCAAACATAAAAGCGACCGGGAAGAAAACAAGCGGGCGGGAAGAAGCATCGCAGGAGGATAGGGAGAAGATCGCAGCCCATTGGGACGATTGTGCCGTATCACGACTTGGTTACTTCATTATGCTGACCGGGCTTCGTGTGGGAGAAGCACTTGCTCTGCGATACGAGGATATCGACAGGGATAAAAACCAAATCCATGTTACGAAAAGCGTATACTATGTCGGCACCGCCCCGCACATAAAAGAGCCAAAGACGGATGCAGGGGTCAGAACGGTGTTCCTTCTGCCGGATGTCGCAGAACGATTCACTGGGAAGAATGGTTACATCTTCACGAATGAAAAGGGAGAAATCCTTCGAAGCAATGAATCGTCCCGCAATTGGAGAAAATGGTGCAAAAATTACGGAATATGCTGCACATTCCACCAGCTTCGGCACAGCTTCGCAACATCTTGCTGCGAGGTAGGGATTGACAAAGCCGTTATCCAAGGGATGATGGGGCATTCCTCCTACATCGTGACGGAAAAGTACACCCATCTGCGTGACAAAATGTTGGAGGATGCACAGGCCAAATTTACTACATCACTTTTACATCACACGGATGCAAATACAAAGCAATAAACAGCAAGATTTGCAAAGACTAAAAACG